CGTTTGTGTGTTTTATTAACTTATGGGGCTTATTATATATAAATATATGCTAATGTAAAGCTTTTACAGTGAAATAATTATTTATTTTTTATCCAATCTTCAACAGCTTGCAGGGCGGCTTCATAACCCAGCGCGACACAGACAAAACAGCCGTTTTTCTGACAGTTTTCAAGGTATTCAATCTGCCCCTTTTGCCATGCGCTTTTTGTGTGGTCACGCCGTTTTAACTCGCACACAAAGGCAGGGGCGGCGGGTATGATTATATCAGAGGCTCCCACGTTCATTCCCTCGGCTTTTTGCTTGGCCGTTTGGTGATAGCTGCGCTTGCCCTCGTTGCGTGGGTGTATCGCTATTGCTTTAAGATCAGGCGGCAATTGCCTGAAGAATGTTATTTGCTCGGCACTTTCTGGCGGGCAATTGCCCCGAAAATCAATATCGCCGTAGACTTTAAGCCATTTGGGGAATTGCATCTAATTTCCTATTATGCGCTGATACATTAAAAAATCCGGTTTGTCTGCTTTTTTTAATCGTTATGCTTGTGGGCATTTCTCCCTGCCTGATTGTTTTTATAAATTCATGTGGTGACTCAATTATTTTACCAAAAACCGCATAACATAAATCATCCCATTGCCTTCGGTGCTTAGGCATATACCATACGGTGCATTGCCTGCACTCGGTTTGATAATCAACCTTTAATGTCTCGTTATCGCCACGGCTAACCCATTTTTTACAATTCCACCCTATTACTTTATCAGTGCTTAAAGCATAAGGGTCGCGCTTTAATTTTTTAGCGTCAAGCCGTAATTTTTCATTAGGGTCAACAATTTCTTGCTTGCATTTTTCGCAACGTCTGGCCGCAATATCATTTTCATGGCCACAGCTTGGGCATTCTTTAAACGACCAGCGATAATCGCATTCTTTATACTTGCCGTTTATTAAATTTTGACCAAAACACTTGCGCCCATAATGCGCTGGCATCTCTGTTTCTTGGCCTGCTAAATCCAAAAAATAACCGTTTTTATTCGATAAAAACCTTTCTGGGTTTGGCCGCTTAAAAAATTGGTTAATAGTTCCGCAATCAGGGCAGGCAACGTCTATCAATTCAGGCTCAGAACTTGATTTATAGGCTTTTATTTCTGGATTGAAAATATCACCATCTGGACAATGTCTTTCGATGTTTTCTGCATAATCCAAAACAAGGCAGTCTTTTTTACTGGTTTCGTCGCAAATCCGCAAGCCTCGCCCTATTATTTGCTGAAATAATGAAGCGGACTCAGTTGCTCGCAAAACCGCCACAACGTCAACGTGTGGGGCGTCAAACCCTGTAGTCAAAACAGCCACATTAACAAGGTATTTAAAATCAAAAGCTTTAAATTGTTTTAGCATCAATTCCCTTTCTGTTTTTTTGGTTTTGCCAGTGATCAACCTACTGTTTTCAGGAGGCAAGCTAGCCATAACTTCTTCAGCATGTTTTATGCTTTGTGCAAAAATCAACACACCCTTTCTATGCTTTGATCTTTCAATTAAATCATAAACAATTTTTGACGTTTTCCTACCATGACCCTCAAATGCTCTATCAATGGTTTTTTGATCTCTAAAGTCAATGCCGCTGGTGTCATAGTGCTGCAAATTGCATTCACTAACAGGTGGTGATAAATAACCCATATCTATCAATTCGTGCGCGGTGATTTTGTAAACTAATTTTTTAAAATAAGCATCATGGCCTGTCGGCTTGTCGTTTTCGTCAAGCTGATAAATGTATCCTGTTTTCATTCTATACGGCGTTGCCGACAATCCAATAACGCGCAAGTTGGGGTTTTTTTCTTTTAAGTTTTCAATAATTTTTTTTATCGTGGGGGTGATCTCGTGGCACTCATCAACAACAACAGCACAAAAATTATTAAACCGATTAATGCTATTTAAAACAGTTTGAGGCGTTCCGAAAACCACTTTATTTTTTAGCGATTTTACGCCGACCGATGCACTAAAATAACTAGATGGTTCTGGGTATTTATCCTTGTTTTGTTCGGTAAGCTCCTTGCTAGGGGCAAGGCATAAAATACGCTTGCCCCCGCTCGCTTTATAAATAAAATTGGCAACGGCCGCTATGATATGACTTTTACCCGCACCCGTTGCCGCCTCAAGCACACAAGATTCACTTGTTTTTTTTATATATGCAACAACAGATTCAAACGCCTGTTGCTGGTAAGGTCTTAATTGCATTTTTATATCTACCTGTTTTAAAAAAATCAAACCCTTGTTTTTTTGCTTTGCTAACGCATGACTGCAAATAATCATAATGAAAGCCAAGGTGATAACCTATGACTTTCCAGCTTATGCCTTCCTGTCTTAGCTCCATTGCTAAGGCAATATCGTGCTTTGTCAATCTTCGTTTTCTCATGTTATTTTTATAAACTCCGTTGATTTTTTTCGATATGGCTCAAGGTCTACGCCTTCAAGCTCTGGCACTTTTTTATAATCAATAGCGCCTTTTCTCTCAACAGTGACCACTTTTAAACAGCCAACCGTATCACGCCCAACATCAATAACCTGTTGTTTTACTTGCTCAAATGCATCTTTTGCTTCATCAAAAGCAAGCTTTGCGGCGTGGTATTTACTGGATAAATCATCCATTGTTTGCTCTTTACGCCTTAAAAAATCGTCGTAAAATTCACGCAACAAAGGTATATTTTCTTCGTGCCATTCAGGGTCAAAATTAACAATCTCAAGCATACTTTTGTAACGGTTCCACTGATAAAAATAAGCTGTATCTCTGCCTGTACAGGCCATTTCAAGCTGTAGTTGTGCATAATAATGATCAAGCTGATCTATGCTTTTAAATTCTGGACTCTGGCTCTCTCGTAATCCATACGGGCATTTTATCTCAAGTATTGCGTTGTCACCCACTAAACCGTCAGGGCTTGCTCCAAGCCAGTTATGATCAGGGTGTTGTATAAAACCGCATTCTTCAACATTAACGCCCATTTCGGTAATAAAATCTGTCAAAGCATATTCTTCATGGAATGAGCCGTATTCAGTTGCGGCGTTACCTTCAAATTTTTTATAACCCAACATTTCAAGCATTACATCATGCTTATTTGCAAAGGGCGACATTCCCAAAATAGCGCCAGCCTTTGACCCTGTTATTTTATTTTCCCTAGCTTTAAACCATTCATTAGATAATTGTTTCATTGTTTTTTTCTCTGTTAAATAAAAAAGCCCCGCCGAAACGGGGCAAGAGGGTGTTATTTAAAATGGTATATCATCATCAAAATTGTTTGCAGACTCAACAGTTTTCGGCTTGCTGCTTGCAGATACCGCCATAACCCAGTTGCCGCTCTTGCCGTTAATGTCCCATACGCCAAGCTTGATACGCATGGGCTTGTTTGTTAAATTCGTGGCAAGGTCGTAATCTGCTGGCTCTGTCCCTAGCTTCATCAGACCACCGCCACAATTAGCATCAATCGCCGCAAGCATTCTTAATGCCTTGTCACGCTTTTTACTTTCATCGTCTTTGACGCGAATTTTTTGGAAAAGCCTACGGCCATTATATTCTCCGTTGCCTACAATTTCCCACCGTAAATTGATAAACTCATCGTCTTGGAAATCATCCCAACGCGCCTCATCAATAATAGCTACGTGCTCGCTACCTTCTGGCATTGGCTCAAAGCTGGTTGACGCCTCAAACTCTGTTGTGCTTTCAATACTTTCACCGTCACTCGTTTGAAAAAAACTCATAATAATTCACTCTCTATACAAATGATCTCGTTGAGATCGTTAATAATGTACGCGCCGCAACCATCAATAACACCTGTTTGTACTGTTGTAGCGCATCCGTTTAAAAAAATTAAAATAACTAACACTTTGAAAATCATTTCAAAATATGCTCAAGCGGGTTTTTGCCTTGCTCAACAATAAGCGGCTCGGTTATTCCATAGCGGTTTTTTGAAACGCTCGCAGCAGTTGCCTCGCAAATCATAACGCCCATAGCGGTTTTTTGAAACGCTCGCAGCAGTTGCCTCGCAAATCATAACGCGAGTACCGTCTGATATGGCTTTTTTTCGTTCGCCCTCTGCACCTTTTGTGAACATCTGCAATTTAACAAATCCAACTAAATCAGAATCATCAACGTATGGCGCTTGTGATTTTTTACCCAAACGCAAACTATACCGCGTGTAAGGGTCACTGTCGGGTAGCTCAATAACTTCCGTGTCGGCGTGTGCGACAAATACAATATTCATTGCCTTACGCTCGTTAAGTCTCCCGCAAGCTTTCCTAACTCGCTGATGCATTGCAGCAACGGCTGATAACCCAGCACCATAACCGCCTAGCGCCTGATTGATTGATAACGGTTT